CAAGCCTGAATACGTGCTTGATATATCTCCTCTCCGCCGGATGCCTCACCGTAGAAATCTATACGACATTCTCTAGCATAGTTTGGATCTTCCTCGGTGGAGTTTATTATTTTTACGTAAGGGGTAGTGCTGGTTATGTGTAGGATTTCGTCTGGGGTTGTTTCGTTTATACCGACGTTGCCGGTAGTAGCCTGTATAGCTATTCCAGGATTACTTCCCGAATTGTGATACCATAAAGAATACGCATTATTCCCCTGTATACCCCATAGAGTAGCAGAACCTGAAGAATTTCTCCAGTTTATTTCCTCACCATTTTTAATTGCAATATTTCCCATAACATGCAAATCTGTACTTGGATCAGTCGTCCCGATGCCGACGTTGCCAGATGAATTTATAGTAAAATAATCATTGTTATCTCGATCGATCTTAAATTCATTTCCTCCATCATCGTCTACTATCAAATTCCAATCAGTGGTAGCAGACTTCATGGTCATTGTTAATTTATTTCCTCCCGTAGATTGCATTTTAAAAATAGCATTACCGACTTTATAAATATGCAAATCTTCACTTGGATCATTCGTACCAATTCCAAGTCTTGATATCCCCACTCTATCGTCACTCGTATCAACCACCAGTACATCGGTGTCGAAGGCTACTGTATTTCCGGTATAGTTCATGATGTCATCTACGAACAATGTGCCGTCCACACTTGCATCGGTGAGGACTTTTATTTTTTGTAAGGTTAAATCTCCTGTCATATCGATGCCACCAGAAGCATATATTTTGCCCGATACACCGAGATCCCCACTTATGTCCGCTTCGTAATCCGGAGAACTTTTATTGATCCCCACACTCCCTGGATAGAAATAGATATCTCCTGTGCTGTCTTTGTGCCAATAATCCACATCAGACCATAGAGAAGGCCAAGGAACAGCGAAGACATGACCAGAGAACATAACGATCAAAACTAGGAGAAAAGTTCCCATGATAAATTTCTTAAACATTAAACTCTCCCTCCATAATCGATCTCAACCGCTGCATTTCCTGAACCATCCTTGACAGCGATCTCGATCTCATAATACCAATGATCGAAATAAACTGTGGTCTCCCCAGATGCAGCGATGATCCCTTCATTTTGAGTTGTTTGATTCCCATCAGGATAAGCCCTCGTTCTGATCCTTAAAGTCATCGAATCCACTCCTCCTGTCTCTTTAACTGTGATCGTCCTCTTATTCAACCGAGGAGAAGTCCAAGTAACGGTATTAGCAGTCGCATAGGTAGCACCGGTAGCAGCCACCACGAGAGTCCCATACTCATAAACTGAATTTACATTTGTTAGTGACATAGATTAATTCCTCCTTAAAAATATTTAAATAACTCTGATCCTAGCTTCAACCGTCTCATTAACCATCTTATAAGCACCAGAAGTAGTATCTATCTCATCATCTCTCTTATCACCAGTACCAGTGAACTCCTGACAGATATCCAAATAATCATTCACCCATCTCCCTCGTACTAAATGAACTCGTCCAGCCTCAGCTCTAGCGATCCAAGGTAAAGCCCTAGTCAATTTATCAGAATCCACATTATACCCCAAAACACTATAGTCAGCAAATTCAGGATCAGCGATAATATCATCTATAAAACCTTGTTGTTGCCCAGCCTTCTCGATACCTACACGAACATCAGCTCCTTCATTTTTACAAGTAGAACGGATGATCCTTTTGGTTTGAGGCCATTCCCACTGTCCACGGATCAGATCTCGCAAATAATAATGTCCATCTTCGTCCTTAGCCATAGCGATAGAGGCTGTTCGATCTGCTGTAGACTTAGAAGATACAGCCAAATCCCAGAACCTGCACCAAGTCAACTCTTCAGGGGCTCGATCAACCACATCAAACCAATGCCTCTTGATCTTTTCACCACCAGAAGGAATAGGATTACCTTCATATAGACTAGCCCAATCATAAATCCCGATGACTTTGCGGATTGTCTCCATTTCTTTCTGAGAATATCGTTCAGGCCACAAAGCCTCACCTATTCTGCGATTTAGAATATCATTATTATCGAGACATAAAGCAGGGAGATTCAGAACAACCCAAGGTATCCCGGTTCCTTCTTCATATTGAGCTAGTAATTTTCCAGCCAAATCTTCCTTATGCCAACGAGTAGTGATAACCAATATCTGTGCTCCTGGTGCTCGACGTGGATAGAAAGTAGAGGTATACCAATCCCAGATACTCTCTCGAACTGTAGGACTCTCAGCTTCCTTTCTCTCCTTGATATAATCATCTATAATACCATAATGATAACCACGACCACCGATACCCCCACCGATACCAGCACACTTGAAGCTCCCACCATTAGTAGTTTCCCAATCTTCAACAGCCGCTCGACCAGGATATAGATTAACTCCAGGAAATATATCTTGATACTCTGGACTGACAATCACAGACCTAGCCTTACGAGAATTAAATGAAGCCAGAGACTGAGAATAACTGATACTCATAACCTCGGTCTTTGGTTTCTTTCCTAATAGATATGGAGGGAGACGACGTGATACAAGCTCTGAATTATGTGTAACGATTCCATTAGCTATATAGTTATGTACTCCTTCAATCTCCAAATCATAAGCTTTTTCCTCTTTAACATCATATTCAATTTTATCTACTTTAACAGGTGTAGGAACTCCATTTAGAGATGTTAATACTAAATCACTTTTTAAAATATCTTTCAACTGTTTATATTTATTTTCACTTGTATTTTGATCATATATATAGAAACGATGCTCACGAGAACCATATACCTGACAACCATTAACCAGTTTCAGTAGACTCAGTTTCTTAACTCCTGAAATCATAGTAGATTTTACTTGTCTTGAAACTATATTATAATTAAAAGATAAAGAAATAGAACATACTCTATCTCCCACTACTACATCTTTTATGAGTTTTTCTGTTCCATCTGCCAGTAATATTCTACTATCTCCTGCTAACGTCTTCCCAAAACGAGGCGGAGTGGTGATCATGAGGTTAGATATCTCTCCACTCACCCATGCATCGATATATTCACAGATACAAATATTATGTTTTGCGATGATAAAGTCTGAGAAGGTATAGTCAGTGAAATCCAGCAGAGAACGCCTAGCCTTTTCTATTCTCAATGCATGTCTTAGAGAAGTGTTTAAATCTTTATCTGAAATATGTTCCAATCCCATATCTATTTCTTTTTCACGATTTTAAGGTATTTTCGAGCAGTGCCATTTTCTAGAGATTTATCCAATTTAGAGAGTTCCTGATTTGACATTTTAGATAGATTAAATTTCAAAGTAACATCATCTGTATTCTTCTGATTTACTTCTGTTATATCTCTCCAATCCTCGCTAAACTTATTTTTCATACAGAATATCCATAGAGTATTATTAAATCGATTCTTATTATCTTGATTTAAATTTGTTCTACCTTGACCTTCCCACCAGGCTTGAGCTAGATAATTCCCATTTTTTAAAGCCTCTCTAAATTCGGGTATCTCTTTTTCCCAACGATTTAAAGTGGTATAAGAAATTCCGAGATTTTGAGCTACTTCGCATTTACCCATACCAGTACTCATATAATCCAATACCTGATCACACATACTAGCATGATATTTTTCATATTTTTCTTCTGGATCTACTGTCTCATCTTTAACTGTTTCTTTCTCACTTTCAACTGTTTCCTCGATTTCTTCCTCTATTATATCCGAATCAGCAAAATCCATCAAAAACAAATCACGATTTTTCATTTTATTTCCTCCTATATCATTATTTAGTATATTAATTCAAAAAAATTAAATTATTTTGTATTTTATTTTTAAATTTGTTATACTTTTATTATTGTTTCTTTTCTTCTGATTTAGGTGTAACTGATTTTGATTGTTTTCAGTTACACCTATTCTACAATCTACTATTAACTAAACTTAATTTCCAGTTAACATTAAAATTACAAAAAATTTTACCAGTCTACTATTAACTAAACTTGATTTTCAGTCTACCATTAAAATTACAAAAAATTTTACCAGTCTACTATTAACCAAACTTGATTCTACTATTAAAACCAAACTGACATATTTTTTGATAGACATGATAACAGTAAACAATTAACCAAACTTGATTTTAAACCATATTTACCAC